ATACATCGACGCCGACGGCGTCGAGCAGACGCTGAGCGCGAGCTCGTACAGCGTGACGACTGGCGACCCGGTCGGCTTCGTGCAGTTCGCCAGCGATATCACGGTACCCGTTATAAAAAGCGAGGCCGGCGCGGTGCGCATTCGCTTCGTGGCCGGCTACACGGCAGCAGCTAACGTGCCGGCCAGCCTGAAGCAGGCAGTTTTGCTGCTGGCTGCGAACTGGTTCGAGAACCGCGAGCCGCTGCTGCTATCGGGCGCGATTCCGCAGCAGATCCCGCTGAGCGCGCGAGCGCTGATGGATCAGTACCGGAGCCGCTGGCTGTGAGAGCTGGTCTGCTCAACGTGCTGGTCGACCTTGAGAAGCCGGTCGAGACACAGGACGCATTCGGCGATCCCGTGCCGACCTGGACGACGGTCGTGCGCACCTATGCCACCAAAAAGGTCGGCAGCGGCAGCGAATCGGAGCGCTTCGAGCAGCGTGTCAGCAGCTACGACACTGAGTGGCGACTGCGCTATCGCTCGCCGTTCGACCCGCGCTGGCGCATCAAGGAGGTCGTGACTGGTACCATTCACGACATTATCTTTGCCGCCGATCCGACGGGCCGCAGGAAAGAGATCCTCTGCCGAACGCGCATCTTCGAGCCGCAGCCCTCGACGGACGCGGTGCCATGAGCCAGATCGAGTTCAAGATCGACGCCGAGGACGTGCTGCGTAAGCTCGAGAAGCTGGGCTCGCTCAAGGCCGCCGAGATTCTGGCGGCTTCAGCGTACCAGGCGGGCGAGCTCGTGGCGCAGGAGATGAGCCGGCGAGCTCCTGACTCCGGCGAGAGCCGCAGCTCGGATCGCAAGAAAAAGCGCGGCAAGACGTATGCGTTCAAGCTCAAGGAAGACATCAAGGTCAAGAGCGCCAAGGTCGACCGACGCGGCGTTCTCGTGCGTACGGTCGTGCTGCCGTATTACGCCGGCATGGTCGAGCGCGGAACCAGTAAGCAGCCGCCGCAGCCGTTCATCAAGAAATCGGCGCAGTCGGCTAAGCCGCAGGCCGTGCTGAAGTTTCAGGAAGGCGTCAAGAAGATGGTCGAGGCGTCGTTCCGATGAGCGTCTACGGTGGCATCGGCGGGCAGCTCGCCTATCTGCTAAAGGCCGATGCAACGGTCGCAGGCCTGGTCGGTGCGCGCATCTATCCGAATATCGTGCCGCAGCGAGGCACCTTCCCCTGCGTGGTCTATAACCAGATCAATAGCGCGCGCACCTCGGTCATGGGGCAAGACACGGGCACGGTCGACTCAGTGTGGCAGCTCGACGTCTATGCGCAGACCTACGCCGGAGCTCGCGAGCTGGCGGTCGCGGTGCGCAAGGTGCTGCAGCGCTATCGTGGATTCACGCCGGTCGCCATTCAGGCCGACGACGTTCTCGAGCGTGACAGCGACGTCGTGCTCGAGCGCGACAGCGATTCCGTTGTGCAGAGAACGCTGCTCGGCACTAAATTGATCCAGCAGATCTTCATCGACGCCGACACCGACTTTTTTGAGGATGACACGCGCCTGCACCGCGTGAGCATCGATATCCGCGTGTGGTACGACGAGAGCGAGGAATAACATGGCATCACAGGTCCTAACGAATACCAAAGTCTGGGTCGACCAGTACGACGTCAGCGGGCAGCTGAATGCTGTGGCCGTTGAATATGGCGTCGACGCTCTCGATGAGACGACCTTCGGCGACGACACGCGCACGAATACGGCCGGCCTCAAGACGACGACGATGTCGCACGAGGGCTACTGGGCCGCCGGCACAGACGAGGCCATCTTCAACTCGATCGGCAACGGCTCGACGGTCGTGACGATCGCCGGAGCTGGCAGCGCTGTCGGAGACGATGCCTATCTCGCGCAGACGCTCTCGACCACCTATTCACCAGGTGCAGCGGTAGGCGAGCTGCTCGCATTTACTGTCGACATGGAAGCGGCCGGGCCGCTCGTGCGCGGTGCGCTGCTCGCGAACAATACCGCAAGCGGCAACGGCAACGCGGCACCGGTCCAGCTCGGGGCGGTGGCCGCGAGCGAGAAGATCTTTGGCGCGCTGCACGTCACCTCGATCGCAGGCGGCACGCTGACAGTGAAGATTCAAAGCGACTCGGCCAGCGGATTCAGCTCGCCGACGGACCAGATCACGTTCACAGCTGCGACCGGACTGACGGCGCAGTTCTCGAGCGCGACTGGCGCAGTGACGGACACTTACTGGAGGGCACTCTGGACCCTGACCGGCGGGTCTGCCTCCTTCATTGTTTCAGCCGGGATCGGAGAATAACATGGCCAGCACTGTTCTGACCGATGCCTATGTGCTCTGGGGCACCGGCACCAACCTCTCGAGCTTTACGCGCTCAGTGACGCTCAACTACGAGGCCGAGGCTCTCGACGATACGCTCATGGGCGACACGACCCGCACGCATATCGGCGGCCTGAAGGCCTGGTCGGCCGAGCTCGAGCTCTACGAAGACACCTCGGCCAGCGTCACGGCTGCGCTGTTTGCTGACGTGGGCACGGTCAAGACGATCGCGATCCGCGCCGATGCCACCGGCAAGAGCGCGACGAATCCGGAATACTCCGGCTCGGCTCTGCTGACCTCGCTGCCTCCGTTCGGGCAGGGCGTGGGCGAGATCCAGTCGATCACTGTGTCTTTTGAGTCAGCTGGCACGCTGACCCGCGCGACGAGCTAACCTATGGCGATCCTCACTGCTGACTCCATCCTCTCAGCCGACGACTTGCCGAAAGAGCTGGTCGAAGTTCCTGAGTGGGGTGGTGAGGTCTACGTTCGATGCTTGACTGCTGCAGAGCGTGACGACTGGGAGGCCAGCGTGGTCTCTGTTGAGAAGAATGGCAAAGCCAAGACCGACATGAAAAACCTGCGGGCCAAGCTGGTCGCCCGCACGGTCTGTGACGAGAAAGGCGAGCGCATCTTCTCTGACAACCAGGTCGCCGCGTTGGGTGGCAAGTCGGCCGCAGCTCTCGACCGGCTGTACGCGGTCGCGGCTCGACTCAGCAAGATTACAAAGGGCGACGAAGAGGAACTACTGGGAAACTGAAGCAGAGGCCGACGCGAGTCTTTGCGTTTGTGCTCTGCGAGAAGCTCGGATATCCGAGCCCTCGGCATCTGCTGGCAAGGATTACCAGTCCAGAGCTCGAAGAGTGGCGAGCCTTCTGGAAAATGAGAGACGAGCAGGAGGCGCAGCAGATGGCCGCTGCTCGTGCGGAACATAATGTCAACCGGATGAGAGGCCGCTGATGGCCATCGCTGCAACCATCGCCGTCGATCTGCTCGCCAAGACAGACAGCTTTCAGGCTGCGCTGAAGGACACGAGTCAGCGCGTGACGAAGCTGGGCGAGGAGCTCAAGAGCGTCGGCCAGACGATGACGCTCGCGGTCACAGCGCCTCTCGTCGGTGGCTTCATTGCCGCGTCGCGCGCCATCGATGAGCAGGAGAAATCCCTCGCGAAACTCGATGGCGTGCTTCGTGCTACCGGTGGCGCAGCTGGCGTGACGGGCGACCATATCAAGGACCTCGCCGCGAGTCTGCAGCAGACGACGACGTTCGGCGATGAGGTCACCATCTCCGGCGCTGCGGTGCTTTTGACATTCAAGGGCATTCGCAACGAAGCCGGCGCGATGAATAACATCTTTGACCGAACGCTCATGGTCGGGCAGGACATGAGCGCGCTGCTTGGCACGGATCTGCAGAGCTCTATGGTCATGCTCGGCAAAGCGATCGAGAATCCGGTGCTGGGTATCTCGGCGCTGACCCGCGTCGGTGTATCGTTTACTGATGAGCAGAAGGAAACGATCAAGACGCTCGCCGAGTCGAACCGCACGCTCGACGCGCAGAAGCTCGTGCTACAGGCGCTCGAGACGCAGCTCGGCGGCACTGCGCAGGCCATGGCGCAGACTGTCAGCGGTCAGATCACGCAGGCCGCGAACAACTTTGGCGACCAGATGGAGCGCATGGGCAAGGCGGTTGAGCCGTTCCGGCTTGTGATGGCTCAGGCAATGCAGGCCGCTGCGAATCAGATGGCGGGGATGTCAGACAATACGCTCGCAGTCGTGGGCGTGCTCGGCGCAGCTGCAGCGGCAACTGGGCCGCTCGTGATGGGCATGGGCCAGCTGGTGGTCTCGCTCAACGCAGCTGTGCAGATCCAGAAGACGCTGAACCTGACCGTCTCGATGAATCCATACATCGCCGCAGCTGCAGCAATCGCCGCGCTCGCGGCCGGCATGGTCTATGCCTACGGCAAGAGCGAGACGTTCCGGCAAGTGGTCGCCAGTGTGGCCGAGGCTGTCGTGAGCTTCGGCAAGACGGTCGTGAACTTCGCCATCGCTCCGATCAAGGCGCTGCTACCCGTCGCCGAGGCCATCTTCAGCGGCCTCGCCAGCGTCATTGGCGGCTTTGTCAGCGGCGCAGCTGGTCTGCTGCAGATGGTGCTGCCCGACAGCGTCGCGGCCAGCGTGACGGCCTTCAAAGACAATCTGACGGGCGGCGTTCGCAGCGCAGTCGACACGGCCAAGCAGATCATCTCCGAGCTGCGCGCGCCGAGCCTCGACCTCGGTGTGACGGGCACCAACGCAGCCGCGCAAGACGCGCTTTATGGGCCGATCATTCAGGCCTCCAGCAATGTGGCGCAGGGGCTGACGGTCGACTTCGACAAGGCCCGCGACGCGCTCGGCAGCACGACCATCGCGGTTAAAGAGAACACGCTCGCGCTGATCCCGATGGAGCAGGCGATGCGCGGCAATATCGAGAAGATGCAGAGCCAGTCTCGTGTCATCATGGCGGCCGAGGATTATCAGCGGGAGCTCAACGAGCAGATCGAGAACACAACGCTGCAAATGGGCGAGACCTCGATGGCGTTCGATATCCTGACCGGCGTGATGGATGCGTTCAGATCGGCCAACGAGATCGCTAAGAATCGCCTCGGCGGCGTGGCCAACTCGGCGCTCGACATGGTGAGCAAGTTCACGCCGATGGGCATCATCGTCGAGATGCTGAGCGAGGCGCTCGAGTATCTGATGCCGGTGGTCGAGAGCGTGATTGAACCCTTCAAGATCATCGGCCTCGTGCTCGGCAAAGCACTGGCATCGATCCTGCGCGCGCTGTTCCCAGTCATCAAGATGGTCGCGATCGCGTTCACCTATGTGGGACAAATCTTCTTCAAGATTGCGGAGTTTCTCGCCAAGGCGATCGGATATGCGGTCTATGGCATCGGTAAGGCGATCGACGCGATCCCGTTCGTCAGCGGCAAGAAGGTCATCGCCGCCGGCCAGGCGCTCATCGATATGGGCGAGGGCTTCGGCCAGGCATACAAGGATCTCGGCGCAGCGCGCGAAGAGATCCGGGGCCTCGAGCTGCCCGAGGAGAAGGCCAAAGAATCCCTCGAGCTCACGAAGCAGAGCGCCGACGCCAACAAGCAGACCGCGCAGAACACGCAGCGCATTGCCGAGGCGCTCGAGAAAGAGCGAGCGCAGCCGCGCGTGCAGGTGGTCATTCAGGGCGGCGGCATGGGCCGTGGTGGCACGGACGCGAACGCCGACATCATTCGCCAGCTCGACGACTACTTCGGCCGCTCGACGGTCTACGAAGAGCGGGCCGTCGGGCGCGTCGATAGCTTCAACGAATGAGCTGGCGTCTCGAGCTCTGGGACAATCCAGAGTACGCCAGCGGCGCAGCTCGTCTCGCGTTCGTCGATGTCTGGGCGCGCGCGAACATGAAGCTCTCGGTCGACGGCACGGACACGCTGAGCATCGTCGCGCCGTACGATGCTGAGTGGCTCAAGACGGCGCAGCCTCGGCATGTGCTCAAGGTGACAGACGAACTCGACCGCGTCACAGAGTGGCGCATCATTCGCATCTTTGACGGCCGAGGCAACGACGAAGCGATCACGCAGATCGAATGCGAGGGCCTGCTCGCCGATCTGTCGCGCCCGCTGGTCGTCCAGCAAGCAGCCGGCGGCGCGCCGAACTTTGTGTTCAATGTCTACGACGTCACGGCGACGCAGCTGTTCG